TCAGAACAAAAATCTTTTATTAATTTAGAATTAGATAAAATTACTGATTACGTTTTTCAAGTTTTACAACAATCAAACTTTAATCAAGAAATACATGAATCATTTATGGATCTTGCCATAGGTACAGGAGTATTGCTTGTAGAAGAAGGTGATGCAGTAAATCCAATTAAATTTACAGCAGTACCATTAACAAGAGTTTGTTTAAACAATGGCCCAGATGGAAGAATAGATGCAATCTATAGAACAAGATATTGCAAACCTCATGAAATAGTTATTTTATATCCTAGAGCTGTATTACCTGAAAATTTTGATCCATTAAAAAATAAAAAAAAAATTAAAATAATAGAAGCTATTTATAGAGTTTATGAAGATAACGTAGATAAATATAAAATGTGTGTAGTTATGGAAAATCCTAAACATATTTTATTAGAAGAAAATTTTGAAGGCGAAGGATCAAATCCATATTTAGTATTTAGATGGAATAAAGCATCAGGTGAAGTTTATGGTAGAGGCCCAGTATTTAATGCCATGGGGGCAATTAAAACTTGTAACCTTACAATCGAATTAATATTACAAAATGCTCAAATGTCAGTAAGTGGAGTATATACTTACGAAGACGATGGTGTAATTAATCCAGATAACATATCCCTTGTACCAGGATCTTTAATCCCTGTAGCTCCAGGTTCAAAAGGTCTATTACCAATTCAAGCAGCATCTAACTTTGATGTTGCTCAATTGGTTCTTAATGACATGAGGCAAAACATTAAAAAAGCTTTATACATGGAAGCTCTTGGCAGACCTGAAGGTACACCAATGACTGCAACAGAAGTTTCTGAAAGAATGGCAGATTTATCTAGACAGATAGGATCTTCTTTTGGAAGACTACAATCTGAATTAATAACTCCATTATTAAAAAGAATTATAAGAATATTATCTAAACAAGGTAGAATAGAAATTCCTAAAGTTAATGGTAGAGAAGTTAAAATAGCTCCTAGATCACCATTAGCTCAAGCTCAACATATGCAAGATGTTACTGATGTAACTCGTTTCAATGAAATAATTGCAGGAACATTTGGCCCACAAATGATTAATTTAATTGTGGATCAAAATGAAACTGCAAAATATTTAGCTGAAAAAATGAACTTACCTGAAAAGCTTATTAGGGATGAACAGGAGCAAAAACAATTAATGGATCAATTACAACAAATGAGTCCAGATGGAGGTGAAACTCCGACAGGAGGTTAAATGACTTGGGATAAGTTAAAGAAAGAAAAACCCAAAATTGCAGCTAGTATAGACGGATATGTAAGAACGCCAGATGAAGATAATGTTCTTAATAAACATTTTGCTAATGTCTTTAAAGGAGAAGAAGGCAAAAAAGTTTTAGACTATTTGCAATCAATAACAATAGAAGCTGTTGCTGGGCCAAACATAGATAGCAACAGATTATTCCATTTAGAAGGAATGCGGTTTCTAGTTGGAATTATTAAAACACGCATAACAAAAGGAGAAAACGATGGCAGATGATAATGCTAATGCACCAGTCGCCACAGAAACACCAACTGCGGTAAGTAAACCTGAATACGTTCAGGATAAATTCTGGGATGCAAATAAACAAGAAGTTAATATTGAAAATTTAGCTTCTAGTTATAATACTCTTGAATCAAAGTTAGGTTCAAGAACAGAAGACTTAACAAAACAAATCAGAACAGATATTGAAGCAGATAGGTTAAAGAATGTTCCTGAAAGTTACAAACTTAATATTCCAGAAATAGAAAATGGAAATGTTAGTGTAACTGAAGATATGCCTATTGTTAAATGGTGGGGTGAAACTGCTAAAACAGCAGGTTTATCTCAAGAACAATATGATTCAGGTGTTAAAGCTTTTGTAGATAATGCTGTAGCTAATTTACCTAATCCAGAGTTAGAAAAACAAAAACTTGGAGATAATGGTAGAGAAAGAGTTGAAGCTGCTAATATGTGGTCTAAAAAACATTTAAGTCCAGATGCATATAATGCAGTTGCAAGTTTTGCCTCTACTGCTGATGGAGTTAAAGCATTAGAAGAAGTTATGAAATTAACTAAAGATAGTGCAATGCCTACATCTCAAACACAAGTAGATGTTGCTGCTAATGCTGATGACCTTAAAACAATGTTAAATGATCCTCGTTATTGGGATAGCTCAAGACGAGATCCTGCTTATGTAAGACGAGTAACGGAATTATATGAGAAAGCATATAAAGGACAAAGTTAATTTTAAATATAAAAAACTTAAAAAACCTATAAAGTGGCTTGATTGCGTAAGTCAAACAGGTTGGATTAGTGAAAAAGATATTGCTGCTGCTAAACCTGCAACTTGCGTAACAGGCGACTTTTGGGTGTATAAAGATACAGATGCTTATATTACTTTGTTTGGTACATATTCCTACGATGAAAAAGGTGAAATAGAATTTGGTGAAGTTATAACTATACCAAAACAATGGATTTAATGTGCGTTGCTAACATATCCACCTATACAATATTTATTTAATTAAGACCTTTAGAATGTTCAATGTTTGCCCTTAACTGGATAACAAACCCCTGCATTAAAAAGATAATCGGTAAATTAAACTTAACTTAACACAAAGGACATATAAATGGCAACTTCAATAACGAATGCGTTTATAACTCAGTTCGAAGCAGAAGTTCATATGGCTTACCAAAGAATGGGTAGTAAGCTTAAGAACCTAGTTAGAACAGTCAATGGTGTTAACGGAAATTCTGTTAAGTTTCAGAAAGTAGCAAAAGGATCTGCAAATACTAAAGCAAGACATGCTGAAGTAGTTGCAATGGATCTAGCTCACAGTAATGTGTCAGCTACTTTAACTGATTACTATGCAGCAGACTACGTTGATAAACTTGACGAGTTAAAGATAAACATTGACGAAAGACAAGTTGTAGCTCAATCAGCGGCTTATGCACTTGGTAGAAAAACTGACCAAGTACTTATAGACGTTCTTGATGGTGCAACAACTATCGCTAATAACGTCAACAGTTCAGCTACAGGTATGTCTTTGATCAAAGCAAAGAACATGATGGAAATTTTCAATGGAAATGATGTTCCAGATGATGGTCAAAGATACTGGGTAGTTGGGCCGAAACAATGGTCTGATCTATTATCAATAGATCAATTTTCTAGAGTAGAATACGTAGGCCCACAAGATCTTCCATTCCCTGGCGGAATTACTGCTAAGAGATGGATGGGATTCTTGTTCTTCGTACACTCTGGTTTATCAAAACCATCTTCGGACAGAAAAACATTATGCTTCCATAAATCAGCAGTTGGTGCTGGAATTGGTGCAGATGTTAGAACTGAAGTTAACTACATTCCTGAGAAAGTATCTCACCTAATAACTTCAATGTTATCATTAGGTGCAGTTGAAATCGATGGCGATGCTGCAAGAGTCCAGCTTTGTGCAGAATAATAATTAAGGAGATATAATAATATGGCATACGCAACTGACAATCCTATCAAAAAGGTAGCTCAAATGGGTGGCAATTCTCTTTGGTTTTATACTGACGGAGATGCGACATCATCAGTAGTTGGTAGTGGTTACTTCAACTCTGCTTACGCTGAGTTAAAACAAGGTGATCTAATTCTTTGTTCTACTGGAATCGGTGGAACACCAGAAGCAGATTTACTTACTGTTACTTCAGCAAGTGGAGCAGCAACTGTTACGACTGCTAAATTAGCATAGTCTAATTTCGATTTAGGGGGAGCAATCCCCCTAGATCATTTTTTTTATAATTATGGCAACAACAAAAATAGATATATGTGCAAGAGCTTTAGTAATGATAGGGGCGCAACCTATATCATCATTTACAGATGGAAGTACTGAAGCATTAGTTGCCAACAATATTTACAACGATATAGCAGAAGCTTCTCTTACAAGACATAGATGGAGATTTGCTACAACACAATCAACATTATCATTATTAACTAATACACCAACAGGAAGATATGATTATGCATATCAAATGCCTACATCTCCTGAAGTATTACAAATTATATCTATAACAGTTAATGATTATGTTATTCCTTATTCAAGATATCAAAATTATATTTATGTAAACACTTATGGTTCAACAAGCTCACTTGTAATGGATTACATTTACAAAGTAGATGAAGCATACTTTCCACCTCATTTTAGATTAGCTTTAGAATACGAATTAGCATCAGTATTTGCAGGTTCAGTAGCAAGAGATTCCTCTATGATTAAACAATTTAAAGAATTATCTGAAAGACAATTTCTTGTAGCTAAAAATATAGATTCTGCTGAAACAACTTCAAAAGTTTTAGATACAAATAGATTTATTAATCTTAGAAGATCTACGAGAACGGATGTTTAATGGCAAGAACATTAAGAACAGTAATTACTAATTTTTCATCAGGAGAACTAAATCCATTATTAGCAACTAGGACTGATGTTCAGTCATATTTTCAAGGTGCTAAAAATTGTAAAAATTTTGCATTATTAGCAGAAGGTGGTTTAATGAGAAGACCAGGTACTTCTTATTTAGCTACATTACCTGCGGAATCTAGAATAATTCCATTTATATTTTCTGATGATGAAGTAGCTATTATTGTATTATCTAACAATAGAATGGATGTATATAATACATCTGGTACAGCTATTACATCAAACTATACAACTAATTGTAATTGGATTACTGCTGAATTATTTGAACTTAATTTTGCCCAATTTGGAGATACTATTTTTGTAGCACATAGAAATAGACCAATTAGAAAAATTTTTAGAGAGTCAGCTACATCATTTACAGTTAATGCTTTTGAATTTGAAACTCATTCTTCTGGTTTTCCAGTTTACGAACCATATTACAAATACGCAAACTCAGCTACAACAATAGGAACTAGTGGAACAAGTGGAAGTGTAACTGTTACAGCTAGTGCAAATACATTTACAGCACAATGGGTAGGAATACGAATACGAAAAGATAAAAAAACTATGACCATAACTGGTTATACAAATGCTACAACTGTTACAGCTACAGTAAATGAAACATTAGCTAATACTACTGCAACAGCAGATTGGGATGAACAAGCAATATCTACGTTAAGAGGTTATCCTCAAGCTTTAACATTTCACACAAAAAGATTATGGTTAGGTGGTTTATTTTCTAGACCTGCTGCTGTACTAGCTTCTAAAATTTCTGAATATTACAATTTTGATGTAGATGATGCAGATAGTGCAGATGCTATAGATGTAGATATATCTGGAGATCAAGTTAATGAAGTTAGACATATGTTTTCTGGTAAAGATTTACAAGTTTTTACTGATGGTGGTGAATATTATGTTCCTTTATCAGCAACAGATAATACTATAACTCCAGCTAATGTAAGTATTCAAAGAC